ACCCTACAGTTTCAAGCGTCGGCAGGCTTGTATTCAAAGATGCAAACGATGCGGCAGCAGTAGCCGGGACTCAGTTTACATCAACAAATCTGATAGACATTCCTCTTTCTGGCTTTGCTTTTAACCTAGATCTATCTCCAGGAGATCAGTTGATTGTCACCGGAACAGTCAGTAACAATGCGACATTCACTATAGCTGCAATTATCGATAATTCAGGATCGGTGCAGCTCGATGTAACCAGCGGGGTCACTACAGAAGGCCCGGTTACCGCGACATTTACCCGGGTAACAACGGCTCCAATGATCGTATACTCGTTCGATCTTAATGTTGAGGAAAACCTAGCCATTGACGTGCTTAATAAATTTACCGTGGTTGATACCGCATCAAACAACGGTGATTTTAATGTTCTCACCCATGGGCCTGCCGATTTCACCCCTGACATAGGGGTCGCCCCAATAAGCTCGATAAAGTTTACTGTTACTGAAACAGTTATAAACGAGGATGACCCATCGGCGACAATGGTTAAATTCGGGCAGGATCCCGACGCGAACGTGGGATGGTTCCAGCTTGACGACACCGCAGAGGAGGTGTGGTTCCATTTCCAGATGCCGAGGGGTATCCGTGATCAGAACGGCAACGTCATCACAGTCAATATCGAGGCTGACATCCAAGAAACGGACTCAGGAGGAACCCCGACGGGCGTTATTGATACGGAAAACTATTCGTTTAGAGGAGGGACCTTTGACGCGCAATTCAAGACGGAGAAATTCACAGTTCCAGTTTCAGGCGGGTTTTATAGGGTCAGAGCCAGGCGGACCACGAATAAATTCGCAGGCTCAGCGCTGGACCAGGTTAAATGGGAGGATGCTGTTGCAGTGACATCGTATTCCGGCGCCGGGTTTGGCGACATTACCACTGTTGACGTTAACACTGTTGCAACGAGCTTTGCTATCAGCTCATCTCAGCGGAAAATAAATATCGACTGCACAAGGAAGCTCCCCACCTGGACTGCTTTGGGTGGATTTAATCCGACACTGGCTGCGACGCGCAAATTCGCTGATGCGGTGCTCTATTCGCTTCACGTATCTGCTGGCCGCCCTCTTGATGAAATCGACCTTGAGTCCCTGTATGAGATTCAAGACGGGCTATCAGATCAGGAACTTGGCCGGTTCGATTACTCCTTCGATGACAAGGATATCAGCCTGGGGTCGAGAGTGCAGACCATATGCAACGCGGCCCGGGTCGGCGTGTATCGAGATGGCCAAGTGTGGAGATTCTTTAGGGATGAGACGAAGACAGCCCGGAGCGCATTATTCAACCGGCGCAACATCTCCAGCGGCGACAACCAGAAACAGAACTACAAGCTTCAACGCCCGAAAGATTTTGACAGCATCGCTCTTCGATACACTGACCCTGTTACCGGGAAAAGGGCGGAGATCAAACGCAAGATCGACTCTGTTGGAGAAACGATAGTTGATGGCTCTATAGGCAGCAGGCCGCATAAAATCGACCTGGCTGGGTGCAGGACGGTCCTGCAGGCAACCGACAGGGCGAACCTGGAAGTGAGGAAAATACTCAGACAGCGCCGGACGGTTTCTGACAAGGTTTTATCTGATGGAATGCTGGTTGATATCGGTGATCGCGTTGGATGGGTCGATATCTTCGACGGCGACATAAGTGAAGGCGAGATTAGAACGATCAACGGCACGGCATTCGATACAAGCGAGCGTCTTGACGAGCTGGCGGCGGGAACCATTTTTGCGGTCATCACGGATTCTCAGGGCGCCGTGCTCGGTCCTGTCGCGGCCACCGTGACCGGTCAAAAACAATTCACAGCGACTTTCGCAGGGTCCGGCATAGTTGCAGATGGATCAGCAATCCAGGCCGGGAGCCGTTATCTGCTCGGCGTGCTTGATGATGTTAATGCTTCAGACTGGACTGTGATCACCAAAAAACCTGGCGCAGATGGTCGTGTTACAATAGAGCTATCTCAATATGACGAACGAATTTATGAAAAGGATGGGGTTTTATAATGGCAACTGATCTATCTCAATTTACAGTACCTAGCGACAGATTTGATGTTGCCCAGGACAATGCAGCAAAACTCGACTCTGTGGTCAATGGCCCCAGCGCTGTAGTCACAACGAGGACTGGCAAGGGCATACAATCGTTAGACAAAATCATCGAGTCTATTGCCGCGATTACAGATCGAGGGGCTTGGGCCCCCGCAACAAGCTACCAGGTCAAAGACTTGGTTGTTGACACTGGAACTTTTTACATCGCTGTCAATGCCCATACATCAGGGGCAACGTTTGCTGGAGACGTAGCAAACTGGAGGGTTTATCAGGGAGTCATCCAGAGCCAAGGGGATTTGCGCTATGGGACGACTTTCGCAACAGTGGCGGCAATGGTGGCAGTAAACCCTGAAGCTCTTGATAGCGAGGTTGTTGACATTGTCGCTGACATGCGGCTCTCAACGCCAGGATACTACGATGGATGGGCGGCATTCGTAGAGCCCCAGGGTGCAGGTGATTACATAGCCGCAACGCTCGCCTCGGTTCGCACCGCAAGGAGCGATGGTGGCTGGGTGCCTGATGAGTTGATTAACCATACTCTGGACAATGGTCTTGTCGCAATGCTGCAATTCTCCGATGTGCTTGATGTAAAGCAGGCAGGGGCTGTGGCTGACGGAGTGGCCGACGACTTCCTGAGCATCATTGCAGCTTTAACAGAGATGCTAGATTCTGGACGCAGGGGCACGGCTTTCCTGTCATCAGGAACCTATCGGTCAACAGGGATAATCGCTGTCGGCGGGGCAGGGGTGAAACTTGGCGGGGCAGGTTCGAGGTCATCTGTTCTTGTAGCTGACCACATCCTGGGTCCGGCTATCCGTGTGTTCAATGAATTCTCTGGGGTGTCTGGGATGCGAATAGACTCCTCAGCAACACGGCTATCTGGTGGCGGTACGGGAGATTACGGGATTCTTGTACAATCAGATCCTCTAACCGACTTAAGACCTTCAAACGGTAAGTACAAAGACATCGTTGTAGAGGAGCAGCCAGATACTGGGATGCTGGTTATCGGAGGGGCGTGGGGTAGTGAGTACGAGCATATCCTGATTAAAGATAGCCAAGGGCATGGAATCCAGTTTGATGATGGAACACTCGTCTCTCATACTAAGCTAGAAAACCCCGGCATATCCACGTTAAGGGATGTTAACTCTACAGGCTGCTTGGGCCATGGGTTAGTTATTGGTGGTGCCAACGGGGGAACAAATCGAGGCTTCCGATTTATAGTAGATAATTGTGAGTATGCATATAACGCAGCAACGGCAGGCAGGAGATTTACTGTACATCAGGCTTGGGTCTTTGCAGATACATCAATATTCACGGCTTGTGCGGTTGATGGCTTAAACCCAGCGCAGGATACTTTAACTACAAACGGCATCCATGTTGCAGGTAGGCAAATAGAATTCAAGAATACTCGCACTAATAATATATTAGGGCAGTCGTTTACGATTGCTGAGGTCGCGGCGTTTCAGACTCGCGGCATTACGATTGATGAAATATTTATCTCTGGCGCTTTGTCGGTCGCCCTTGACCCCGCTGTAACTATTGATCCCAATGCTATTGAATGCTCGGTAAGAAGTTCCAGCCTAACGTTTATTACCGCGTTAGTGGATACTATTACTTTAACCCCCAGAAGAAGAAACATAACAACCGCAGTAAAAGATTCTACTCAGATTGTTAATAATTCAATAACTCTTGTTAATGATACAGACCTGAAATTACTCTTAGGCAATAAAGAGCGCTCATACTTTAAAGCTGTGATCTATTACAGAGGCTCAAGCACTGCTGATATTCAGTTTGCCTTCATTGCACCATCAGGGGCGAGCATTCTATACGCGCCTTCTGGAAGTCTGAGAATAGGCGCTGGTGATGTGTCTCAGATATTTAATGTGACTTTTAATAATACGTCTATTGGTTATGGCTGTGCTACAGGCAATAATACACGAATGGCTGTAATAGAAGGTGAGGTAAGAACGACCGGAACCGCTGGCGATCTAACTATGCAGTGGGCGCAAATCTCAGCAGAGGTTTCAAATACTGAGGTGCTCGGAAGCTCGTACCTGGAGATCACGCGATAAATTATCCAGACTCACCAGATGACTATACTGGCAGCGTACTAATCGCATAAGCATAAAGGCGCCACTCACAGAGCAGCGCCTTTTTCCTCTAATCCCACTGATCTCCAAACTCAAACCCGACCGCAGCAAGCATGCGGTCCATCTCCTCAATAAACTGCGGCACGGCGTCATCGAACAATTTGACGCCGGGGCCGCTTACCTTTTCTATCCGGTGAAGGTTGTTTTTGCGCATGCGAGGGTCGAAGCTGCAGAAGTCCCATGCCTCCAGGCCGGTCACCCACATGCTGTAATCGATTTGCGCGATGTAATCCTTTTTGATTACGTTGTTCGCCAGTGATTCGATGTGGTTCTTGCTGCTGAAAGGACACTTGATCTCGACGCCACGGCCATCGTCTGCGATTCCATCCGGTGAGCACCCGGTGCGCATGGCTTCGTCTCCATAGGCAAAAGGCAGCTGCTCAACAGATCGGCCTGTGATGAACTGGTAGGTCTCCCTTGCGGCTGGCTCATGGTCGTTACCCCACTGCATCGCCTTGGCGCTTACCTGCTCCTGTGGCGCTCCTGTGGCGATCTCTGCGACCAGTTCGGCCATGTATCCCTGCCGGGTCAGGCTGCCGGACTTCATCAGCAGAATGCTTGCTTTGCTGGCCGTAATAACGCCGAGGCGCATCTTGAACCAGTCGAAGGTCTGCTGCTCTACGGTGACCGGGTTGAAGCCTAGGCGGGCTTCGTGGGTGGCG